GAGATACTCTTTAAATATAATATACAATGTGTAAGTTCCCCACAAGTTGTCCGACAATTTATAAAGAGCGTTTATAAATTAAAACATATATTGTTAACAATTTATTTACAATTATGTCATAATGTGTTAACAGTAATACAGTACTATATAATCATAAAGAAAAAGAAAAATAAAGACAGTTAGGAAAGACTAACAGAAAGGCTATATTATGAAAATGAGTGAAAAAACATTATTAAAGAAAATTGAACAGGCATTCAAGGAAAATTGTTGTAACGGTAGTTATAAATTAGAGCTTGAGAATGAATATAATGATTACACATATTATGTTTTATCTTATACCTATGAAACGGGCGAAACAATCGCATTAGATATTGTTGTTAGTTGGTTAGGCGAAGTAAAATTTTATAGTCCAGTTCATTGTTATTATATTAGTAACTTTAATAATCATACAAAGTCTGTTATCAATGTGTTGCGAATGCTTTTTGATATGGTTGATAGCAATAAAGCTGATATGATTAACTATGCAATTAAAACAGAAGAACCAGAAGAAACAGAAGAACTAGAAAATGCCGAGTGTGCAAAAGGCAATGATGTTTTTGAGGGATGTAAAAAATCAATTGATACTATCATAGCCGCTGACAACGAAGCATATAAAAACAGCAATGTTATTGATACAGATGTTTTACAGCCAAATAAGACAATAATTGCAAAAATTGAAAAAACGTCTTTACCATGTTTAACGTGTAAACATTTCTGTGTTAGATATGATAATGAGCGAATTAAAATGACACATTGCGTTAGAAAGAACACAGAAAATTATTTAAAAGCTGTAAAGAATCCGAATTGGCATAATGTATCACTTAAAACAGTAGCTAACATTGATAATGATATGTTAGATGAAAAGAGACAATTCTATATGTATTTATACTGTCTACTAAAAGATTTTAGAAAATACGCTTTTGAAATAAGTAGACGAGAAGTATATTTTGATTTGGTAAGAAGTGTAATTAAAGAAATACAGCAAGGATATTTTAATAATAAAATTTCCATTAAAGCTTATAATTATGCGTGTCGGCATATTGAATCAGTTGGTGTTGAAAAAAATTATTTCACATCTTATAGTGAAAAAGCTTTTGGATATAAAGAATCTAAACGATACAAAATCACATTAAGATAATATCATGGCTGTTCTATCGGCTACACGGGAAGAAAGAAGGAACTATGAATTTATATGGAATCGAAAACAGAAAAACAATCGGTAACGCAATTATGGTAGCAGATAGCAGAACAACAGGCGATTATTTGTATAATCATAATCTTAAATATGTAACGTGGGCTGAAGTACGCGGGTATATGAATGTTAATCTTACAACCGTTCACCCGTACAATGGTAAATATGGAAAAGGTTTTGTTCGTGTAGTTCCTAGCTACTACAAAGGAAAGCCGTCTACAAAGTTTATGACAATTCAATACTGGGTTGAAAAGTGAGGTACAGAATATGGATAATTTAACAGGTCAAAAGAAATTAAAACTTATCAGCGATTGCATTGCGGCAGAAGATTCTGTTAGCAAGCGCCACATTGATATCAGAAAGATGTATGCTTACTTAGCAGAACAGGCAGTAAATGCAGAAACATCAAGCGATATTAAGTATCTGGAAATTGCAAAAATTTCACTTGATTTTCTTGTAAGGGGTGTCGTAAAATGAGAACAATGAAGCATACATATTGGGTTGAAGTAGCCTTTCTGAATACAGAAAGTGACGATATCAATGTGGAATATGTTGAATGTATTGGATATAACGCAAGACAGGCAAGTGATTACGCTGTTGACTATATATCAAAACTACCGTTTGTCAGTCACATTACAGTAATATCAGTAGAAAGAAGATAACAAAAAGAGGGGTTCAATCCCCTCTTTTCTTAATTCAATGGAATATTAAATTCTACACCATAAAGCTGTATTTCGTCTACATTAGTCCATGTTTTATAGCCACTTCCGGCAACGTCAACTAATTGCATGTAAATAGCGCCACTATCAACTTGTGTAGCATCATACGGATTGATAGTTAGAATTGCCATAGCTTGTGAATAACCAGACAAATCATGAATAACAGCATTGCAAGTACAAGATGCTTCTTCATTTACAAATCGCATACCATGCGACATAACTTTAACAGACGTTTGTGCGAAACTTTTTACGGGTTTAAAAGTGAGATCAAGAAAACTAGCGACATTTCTAAAATTGCATTTTACAAAATTATTGGTGATATTAATGTGCATAGTATAATCATTGAGAACACAACCTGTTCCATCAAGTGTAATGTCTGCGTGTCTATTCCATGTTGCATACCCATTCATAGCTTTGTAAATCATATCTGCAATTGAGTATTGTCCTACTGCATTTGGGTGAATATTATCAGATGATAATACCCCCATCCAACGCAATGCGCTGTCAGCACCGCTTAAGTATTTATATTTATGCCAATCAGTGGCATATAGTGATTTAGTTGTATTATATGCTGATATTTTTGCTCTAGTAGTAAAACCGATAATAGGGGTGGCAATCCATCCAACATAAATGGTAGCATTTGGCAATTGTGACATTAAATTAAAAGTATCAGTCATACCAGATTTAATTAGGCTTTGGTCTGCACCTTGGTCATTCCATCCACCTGCAACTATAACATAACGCACTTGTTTTTTTTGTTTATCACTAAGAGTTGCAATTGCATCCGAGAGCAAAGCGGAAAAATGTGTATTTACAGCAAAACCGCTACCACCTTTACTTTTATTAACAAAAAAGCTAGCATCGTTAAAATAATCGTCATGCAAAATATCACACCATGACTTAACAGTGCCCTCAGGTGTATACCCTTCGCCGTATGAGTCGCCGATTGTAATAATACCATAATCAGTTAACCAGGTATCAATAATATCAGACAGTTCTCCGCTATTTTTCAAGCCGTCAAGATATGCGTCAATAGCGGCGATATAATCTAAATTATCAATATAATTTTGAACGTCTTTTTGCCACTTATTCCATTCTGTATAGTAGTTATCCCACTTTGTATCAAGGTCATTCACAGTTCTCAATAGCCAATCAAGGTTTAAATCATGAAAATCCGTGTACGGAAAATTTGAAAATGCCATGTTGCACCTCCCTACTTAAATTGATCACTAGGAATAACATTATATTCGTTGCCATCGTCACCCGTAACTAAAATTGGTTCAAAAGTGTTGTCAAAATAGTGAACATCTGGAATTTGTCCAAATTTTTCTATTGAAAAGCGTAGGCGTGATACTTTAGTAACATCACTACGAGATACAGCAATAGTACAAGGTGATCTCGAATTAACAACAGGAAAATGCAATACTTTATTAATTGGGGTTGTAATTTGGTAGATTGCGTATAAATTAGTTGACTCATGAATATGAATTGTTTCGTAACTATAGCCGTCTGGTAATGTAATAACCGATAATGGTTCATTTGCTGCAAATTCAATTAAAACTGTGTTTCCTTTATAAATAATCATTTTAGCGCACCCCCTTTTTCCCAACCAAAACCATCAATAACACCAATTGAAATTGTCTCAAGCTCTTTTCCGCTGTGCATAAAAAAGCCGTGTCCAATATCAAGTCCAATATGTCTACCATTACCGCCAAAAGTTGTATATAGTAAATCTCCATCTTTAGTCTTGTTAGGAGTCGTTATATCTTTACAACTGTTTATGTAGGCAGTTGAATACATATAGCGCCCAGTGACTAAGTTAATAAAACCGCTACAATCAATCACTGTCTTTCCTAAACAGAAAGCCTTGATCTGTGCTTTCTGTTCTGCCGTATACTTTTTGAAATAATTTGGCTCTGCACTCCATAAAGCCTCAAAAACCTCAGGAGTACATGTCTGCCCCTTCGCACCGTAAAGGTACGCGAATTGATCGCGGTTTTTGTAAAGCTCTCTCGCCTTAGCGATATATGCTACATTTTTATCAGGGATATCATAAATCATGCTTTTCTTCCTCTTTTCTTTCTTTTACAATTGTCAACAGTTCCGTGATTACCTGTGTGTTGTTATTGAGTGCATTAACCCACTTTGTACTTTCTGCATCATGCTTCTCATACCAACTTTTTCGTTCTTCCCTCTGTCGGATATCAAGAGCGTTGACATACCACATCACAGCACCCAAACACACGCAAGGTACTCCAATCATCTGCGCGATTTGCACAATAGCGTTCATAATTTCCATATCACCATACTCCTATTAAAAGTCTATCTGCATAAAGCTTGCAAACATCATCAAGGAAATTGTAAGATTTAGTCAGATCAATTTCAGATTGCATCATTTGTTGTGAAGTTGTAACGCCTATGTTTCCATGAATCCTTCCTTCATGTGTTCCGTTTGTTGTTGACTCATCCAAACCATTGGTAACACTTCCATGTGACGTGTCAGCACCAAAAGTCTGTGAATCACTTCCACTGTCGGTTGTGTTATCAGTGTTTGCAACCTCAGGAGTTGAAGAATTAAACGCGGCTACCTTATGAGTACTGTCAGAAACTTTACCAAAAGTTGTTGTAACACTACCCTTGTTAAACGTTTCTTCTGTATCAACTTTTCCCTTTTGGAAAGTGCCGCCGCCTGTATCAGTCCAACTTTCCATTCGGTCATAATTTTCTATAGGATTGTAGTCAAGCTGCGTCACTTCCCACAAGTGATCAATAGTCCATTGTAACGAATGCGCTACACTTGTAACGTGCCGTCTTAAGTATTTGGGTTCTTGATAAACAGGCGTTAGGTCTCCATATGATAGCAAAAAATGTTCAATAAGTTGCTCTCTTGAAACACCTTTAACATAGATATCTGTAAAGATACTATTATCATAGTCATACAGAGTCGCTATAGGAATAATTGTTCTCACGCTGTCCACCCCCTCTAATATTAGGATACCTCAAACGTGCTTTAATGTCAAGGTTATAATGTGCGTTAACTTTTTCTAAACATTCGTTAATAGTTTCAACCCAAAGTTCGCATTTTGACATTACAGCATTTTTGGTTTCTTCAACCTCATCTGTAATCATACGTTCTTTCTTATCAGGCGCTGTATAAATGCCTATTTCCATATCAAACGCATGTTTTAGATTTTCAACACTTTCCAACGCTGACTTGACTACATTATAACATTTTTCGATATCATTGTTAAAGTACTCATACAGCGGTTTTCCAGTTTCCTTATCATATAACGCTTGATTGATTACAACCGCCAACTTTCCCGACATAATATCATCAAAAGCAACTTTAAATGTTTCAGCGGTGCTTTTGTTTTTGGCTGTAAAAATAAAACCAAATTTTGCAAGCGCACATGCAACATCATGATTAGATAGAGTCATGGCGACACGTTGCGCGTATGAATTTATCAGATCTCCAATACCGCACCAATCAGGTGTTAATTTTACGATCTCGCAATCAGTACCGATAACCAAATCGCCATTAAAACTTGCGTCAAAAGCTGGGTTGGCAACTACATAATTAGTTGGTTGATACTGCACATCGAATCCATACGGTGAACCATGTTGGGGAATGATACCAAATCTTGCGGTATTCATGACACAAAAGTTTCCTTTTAAAAACAAAAGAGGATAGATATAATTTTTCGCCCAGTTTTTAGGCATACCATCGAAAATGATAAGACTTTCTGCACGTTGCAAGAAGTATCTAAAGTATGTTGCATAGTCCCACGTATTATTGATATGTATAATGTTTGGATTTTGCCTTGACTCATACTCATTTATGATTGGACTTGATACCCCTTCCCCAACATAGTACCCACTATATACAAACGGTTTCATTCTATAAACATACCCCCATTCAAAAAATCGTTAATTATCGCTTTTCCGTTTTCAGTTGCAGAGCAACTTACATCGGCACTTTCGCACTTAACAAAACCAGTTAAACCAGAAAGTGAAGTAGGATTGCAAAGCGGTCTTCCAAAGTGGTTAACATCAACTGTCTTTTGTGTGAAAAATCTACATGTTAGTGTGCAAAAATTTTCCTGCGATACACAACCACTTGAACCACTTGACGTAACATTACTTGAAATCAAGCCACCTACTAAAGAAAGCACACCGCTGACAGCTCCTAAAGCATTACCAGTTACAGCGCTAGCGATTAAACCGCCTGCTCCTTCTACAATATTTCCACCTGCATTACTAGAACGGCTAGAAAAACCAACGTTTGCGCCTGCACTACCAAAGTAATATCCAAAAACACCTTTGCTATTAAAAACGCTTGCACTGATATTTCCGTTTATATCCATTTGCATTCCAACATATATGTTTCTGTCAGCTTTTATAAAACTTCCATCTATTGGAATAGTTCCAATATAAGGAATTGCAAGCGTATATTTTGAAAAAGGTTCAACGTTTCTATAATCGAAATTTTCTACTTGAGGATGGTTTGGGGCTGTAACTGAAACGACATTCCCCCAAATTTTGCCATTTGAAATCGCTGTGCCACTTCCACAACTAGGAATAGGACCAAGTGATATTGAATCACTGCCACCACCTATTGAGACAGGAACCCAACAGGCAGATATAATATAGTCTTGTGTATTGAAAACTTGTTTTGTAATTACATCGCCTATTTTTGTCCAGTCCGTGAGTGCATCAATGAATGTTGATGAGTATAAATAATTGCATAAAGAAGAAAACTGCGATGGACTCAAAGCATGGAAAGCGTTTCCGTTTTTCCCTGCTGTCGTAAGTATGATACTTCCTGCATTAGAAAAACCAAAATCACTTGATACCGCTTGCTGTATAGTGGTACTTGATGAAGTTGGAAAAAGTGTATCTGATAATTCTTTATCAAAAAGACTGCTAGAACGTGTTACATATTGTGTATTGCTTAAAATCTCATCTTTATAACTTGCCAAATAATCACAAGTACAAGAAATTTCATAAGTAGATTCTACATATGTAACATCATTGATAAAATAATATCTTCCAAACGTTGCGCAATAAGCAACATTCCAATCAAACGGAGCAACGTTTTGCAAAATAAAAGTTGGATTTTCTACACTTGTACCACTTTTAAGCACACATGATACTGATTCTGAAAGTGTTGGTATTTTCGTACTATTTATTCTTTTGTCTGACTTTCCAAATTTAACTTCAATTGCCATGTGTACTCCTTTCAAGAAAAGGGGCTTGAAGCCCCTTTGTTTAATCAAGTAAAATTAAGATCGCATTTTCCGTAAAATCAACAGGTGTTTTGAATGTGTAATGATTCCACCCGTTTCTAAAACCAAACCTTGCATTTAAAGGCTCAACAGCGCTCCATTGATCAACAGGAACAATTCCTAAGGTGTCAATATCCATCATAACTCCAAGAACGTTTTCAACAGTCTTGTTTGTAAGTGTAAACTTACTTGTACCGTCTGCCTTGACACCTTCTGCACTTCCCTTAATCGTCATAGGATTTTCAGGATCTGTCCAGAAAGTAACTTTCTCATAATCGCCCAACTCTGCCTTTTCTGGATGAAAAAACTCGCTGCCATTTGCCTCGAAGTAATTGCCAAATTTTGAAACTAGATAAAATCTTAAATCAGCTGCATCTGTGTGGCGGTTTACAACTTTTCCTGTAAAATCGCCATGAAAACGATTTCCACGAACGGCAAGATTTTCCTTAAGAGTTTTCATTTCGGCAGAAAGCCAGATCATAAATGGTCTAAAGTCAGCAGGATTCATGACTGTTTTTGCAGTCATAGCAAGTCCAGTTTCATTGTTATACTTTGTTAACGCATGAAAAACTTGTGTCTTTTTGCACATATTGCCAGTTGTAGGTGTTGCGCTTCCTGCATCTGCTAGGATAAGTGCGAGGTTTGCAAGCTGTGCACGTGCGATATTCTCAAGATCAATCTCATAAATGTTTGAAAATTCAGTCATTAACATAGAGAAGTATGACGCTACTCCGCTTTCGGAGTCAAAAGCAGCGTTTAACTGATTCTTCCATATAGTATACTTTCTAGCGAAAGTCTGCCCCCCACTTGCAATTGTAAGAAGTACATCATACTTAACAGGTTTAGTTCCTGCTTTCCAATCTTGGCTAACCTCCGGCTTAGCAAGCTCAACGCTAACGTTCCACTCATCATTGTCAATGTTGGAATCATTAACAATTGGCGTAAACTTACGTATATAGTTTCCGTATCTTTCCGTATCCCAAACCATACCGGAAAGTTTTCTTGAATACGGACGAATTGAGAAGATTGTTTTTGCAAGGACAGTTGGAATGATTTGATAGAGGTTGTCATCTTCCCTATCAAGTCCCATTTTAAAAGTATTCTGCATCTGCCCAAAACTTAAATTCTGTCCAGTTTTTCTACCAGTGTACTCCTCATACATAATATTAAGGATTGCAGAAATCTGTGTATAATTTAAACTAGCCATAGTCTACCCCCTTAGAAAAATTTACTAATATCTGGCTTATCGTTTGAACCGCCAAAATTAGCCTTGCCATTTGCAAGCTGCTGCGCTTTTACAAGTGCTGCTGCAAACTTATCATAGTCAAAAGAAGTGTCACTCTTTTTCTCTGGCTTTTGATCTGGCTTTTGCTCTGGCTTTTGCTCTTCTGCCGTGTCAAGAGCTGTGATCTCATCTTTACTATAGCCTGCATTTACAAGTTTTAAAATTTCATCAATTTTCATATTTTTAACCTTCTTTCTTTATTTGTTGACAGCTGTAAACAGACTCGAACTGTTACCGTATGATTCAAAGTCATATGTGCTAACCATCTACACTATACAGCATTAAAGGCGGTCTGTCTGTCGTCCCCGACTCGCACACACTGGCTAGTGTTTGGATAGTGCAACCGCCTATTTATTATATATCATTTATATAATTGTTTGTCAATTACAACTTTATAAAATATCATACCATGATACACAATCAAACGATGCTAAAAAATCGCACTGTGTTTCATAGTCTGAAAATGTAATATCACCACTAATAAACATTGGCTTTAGATACTTTTTACTGCTTGTTTGCCATCTTTCTAGTGATGAAGGCGAAGTATCAAAAACATCATCACAATGAGCTTTCATAGGTTTAGTAACGTAAAATCTAAAGTCTGACTTGTGCAACCACACGGAAAACAGAGGTGTTTTCATGTCGTGTGTGTACTCTTTTAAGTTTTGATGTCTTATTCTATCATCTTCCAAATCCATAAATTCGTTATCAAGTTCCATTTTCGCTCTGCCTTTTGGAAGATTTCTGTAAAAAGCGTTTTGTCTCTTTTTTTCAGAAATAGGCGACTTAAAAGGAAGTATGAGTGTTGTTTCGCACCTGTCTACTTGTGTGATTTCCGTTCTTTCTTTTACCGCTTTATAACAGTCTGGGATAAGGCGATATCCAATTAAAATGTTAGACATAATAGCATTTGAATTACCGAAAAACCACGTTCTTATTTTTTCCGTTTCTGAATCAGGGCGGTTTCTGAAAAGCACTTCCATGATATTTTTGTATGCTTGAAACTCATTTTTTATAGGTCTGTCGCCTTTTTGCGGTATAAACTCGTCAAAAATCACATCATAAAAGCGTGTAAAATCTATACCAGTTTTGTTTTGAAAAGTAGACAATGATACACCAACTATAAAAGGTTTATCGTTTTGCAAGTCATCATCTGACAAGTATGCCTTGCCATAACCTTTTTTGTCGTTATATTTCAAACGAATATCTTTCCCGAACCAGTCGGGTTTTACAAAGTCGCCTATAGTTGAAAAACTATTTTCAAGTGCAACGTTTGTTCGACGAACGTATAAAATAGGATAATTTCCATCATTCCATATATCACATATTAAGTGCGATTTTCCAATACCTCTGCCGCCTATTATATCAATGTATTTTTGTCCAACGTCACAAATATATTTATAATTCAAATAACCGTTTTCTTTATATAAACTCATATTATCACCTCTTTAATCTAAAAGAGGGAAGTCTAATTGACTTCCCTTCCTGCCATTATACAAGCTCAAAATTCATATAAGTGCGCCCTGCCTTACTCTGCGAACGTGTCAGCTTAAACTGTAAATTGTAAGTTTCCATAAAATCATAGGCACTTTCTGCCGTCTTGATGACTGTCGGACTTGATGTTGCAATTGTTACAACTTCACCTGTCTCAATGTTGGTATGATAGAAAATAGCCACTTCCTTATTGTCATCTGTCGTGTAGCGTACATAATCTGTGACATTTACGATGGTATCATCCGGTAAATTCTTCATTAACAAATGATTGTCATTCACCATCTTAAATATCTCTTTCTTATCAAATTCTCTTGACTGTCTTTCAATTCTCATTTTCGTTTTCCTCTTTTCTTTTATTTAAGGTTATTATCCTTTACAAGTATATAATAACAAATCTTTAAAAGTTTTGCAAATAAAACGTTATTTATTCTGCTATTTCATCAACTACAATATAATTCTTAATTTGGTCATCTGATAGACCTATTTCATAATCTCGTGCTATCATACAGCTATAGCCAGTATATTCTGTTATTGCTTCTTTGCCTTGATAATCAACAACTTTTGTTTTTGTAATACTATCGCTGTCATTATACCATATTTGAAAACCGCCACTATTCTTTATTTTGAACCCCTCTCTAAAGTTATCAAGGTTTTTGATTACTTCTGCCCCTCTTGATTTCTTGACTCCTGATATTGTACAGCCAAAATATGTTTTATCTTTTGTTTCTTTGTACGCATTAAAACAATACTTCTTTGCACCAAGAGTTTTGAAATCTTTGTATTCTGGTTCATACCTATTTTCAGATTTTACATCGCTTTCACAGTCAAAATATCCAATATAATATTTTTTGCCGTCAATGTCAACAAAAGTATTAGTTTTTTCGCACAGCTCATATATCCAATTATTTAATTCTGTCAATTTGTCAAAATTAAAGTTAGTTGCTTTGCAACTGTCTGTATCACAGTAAATGTAGCTACTCTCAGCACATGCCAAAATCCTACGCAAATGCTTTCTTGCGTGGGCTGTTGTATAAACACCCCACACATACGGCAAAACGCTTTTCTCGCTCTGCTCTGTGATAGACTTTTCATCTGGTATTTTGAAGCCGCTTGCATCAACTTTTTCCTTATATGCACTGTCGTTTTCATACATTGCATATGAAAATTCTTGCCATTCGTTTTCAAGATACAACATAACAGGGTGGATTGGATCTGTTGCCGCCATGCCATAAATGCCGTTTAATTTATTTTTGGCTTTCATTAAGTCGTATTCTGCTTCTTCCCTCTCTTTGCTATTTGGGGCTGTATGCTTTACAACTATTTTAAGTTTTGTTTTTGCTGTAAAGTACTCCATAATAACAGACCTAACATCATCTGGGATATATCCATAATGTGCGGTATAGAGTGTATCTTCTACGATTTCAATAGTGTCAAAATCATAGCATTCGTCAATGATAGAATAGTCGATATCTGTCACAGTTGTTTCAAGCTCTGCCGCTTTCCACACTCTGCCGTTGTCAGGATCTACCCCTTGCAAGTTGCGGCATTTACTTATAGATAGATAGGGATTGTATTGATCTTCTTTAAGTCTTACATTTGTGAGCTTTATTTGTGCTATCCATGCAAGATTTTTACTTTTTATATATTTTAAACATTTGGATGTTACAGGCATTTTTTCAAATGCCGTTACAGGAAACTGCATCAAAAGCAACATAGCCGGATACATGCTCGAAGCATCAAAGCTATAAACGTCATGATATATTTTCGCGCACTTTACCATGTTTGCATGAGTATCACCACCACGGAAAGCCTCTTTTAAAAGTTTATATGTTTTGTCTGTTAAAGCTAACTTCTTCTTTAGCATTCTAGTGGTAGTGCCTTTTCTTATAGCTCTTTTCATGTCACGTCTAACATAAGAGGTACTTGTCAGCGGCACAGTTGCAATTGTATCTTTATCTTTTGTAAGCATGTAACTTATTGCTTCCCACAATCCTAGAGTATCATTTATTATATATCCCCACTCAGTAGGACTAATATAGCTTTCATTGTGTCTTATAAGTGAGTAGTCCAAATCGCCTTTTGCTTTTATATGTGTACAGCCCGCCATTTTCTTCGTGAAGTTATCAAGCGACATGTTTGTGAGCTTATAACTGCACCTCAGTTCAATACCGCGTTTCTTTAATCGCCACACAAGCGGTTTACGTTTACCAGTTGCGAATACTTCGCTATAATCGTTTAAATATCCAATCATAAACGAAAATTCAAAAGGCAGATTGTGAACATAAATCACAAAATAGCGTGTCTCATTAGTTTTATAGTAAGCTTGTATTTTATCAAGTAAAGCGATAAAGTCAGACCAATATCTACCCTCTACTTCTTCGCCATCAATGCAAGCACTCCAAACATACATAAAAGCGTCAATAGGTTTTGTGACTTCTTCGCCTTGATCGTCTTTCTCAATGCGTGTCCGTGATGTTGTTTCAATGTCAAAAGTTCCAAATTGATCAATATAATAAGGGCTGTCTTTCTTTTTGCCTAAAGGTTTATGCAATGAAAAGACATGTGACGGCACATAGTCCGTCACTGACTTAACTTCTATATCATCATAATTGTTTGACCTATTTAAACATTGAACTATCATAATTTATAACTCCTGCCTTATAGACTTTGGTTTTGGCTTCGCCCAATTGCTCTTATATAGTTTGTTGGCGGCTTTAAATTCTCTAGCTTTATCTTTCCATGATAGAAAACTATTTTGTATAATCGCAACTCTAAACTCTGCTTGATCTTTTAAATTTGGGTATAATTCTTCTGATGCTTTAAAAAGTTCTTGCAAGCCCTCTCTATTGTTTGTATTTATTGCCTCTGTTAACAGTGTAACAATTTGATCACTTGAAAGCTTCGCATATTTTTTATCTGCCAAATAATGCAAGGTGTTGAAAAGCTTGTCGCGAACGCCTTTGCTAAGTTTAGATATATCAACTCCGTACCGTTCTTTAAACGTTGCTACTCTTTTATTTTCTACTTCAATGCTACCACGTGCTGTTGATGCTTTTGCTTCAAGATAGTGTAAAAGCTTGTTTTCAAGTGCTCTCAGTTCACGGATTGAAAAATCTTTGTATACAGCTTTACCAGTTGAAACATAAGAAGCGTTATAAGAAACGTGGTTATTAAAGTAGTCAACTGCATCCTGATATCTGAAAAGCGCTGTTCTATCCTCTGTGATTCTGCCTTTTGATATTGCTGTCGTTAAAGTTTTCGCTCTTTTGTTTGCAACGTTGGCAAGTTTGCCGACACGTGCGATATATTCGGACTTGCTAGAAGTGGACTCGATAGAATCATAATGCCAACGTGTGAAATATTTTGCTTGAATTTCTGTCTGTTTCATAATTCAATACCTCTTTTCTTTAATTCTTCTTTTACAATGTCATATTTATAGTTGTGTGGTGTAATTTCTCTAAAAATATTACCAATTTCATTTTCAGTGTAGCCGTGCTGTTTCAATACTAAAACAATGTGATTAACTGCATCAGCGCCTTCTTTGTATGAGCACTTCATTCCATCTTTTGGCAACTTATACCATGTTGTCGTTTTAATATCCGATACCGCTTGCAACAACAAAGCGTGTTCCAACATTTCATAAGGTGTTAACTTGCTATTTATCAATCCGTCTTTAAGTCTGTTCATTTCTTTATATCTCCTTGAGTTTTTCTTTTATTGTATCATGGAGTTGTTAACAAATAAAGGATAAATTATGAACAAAGCGTTAACAAATTATTGTTATAGTTGGTATAGAACAGTAAGACAAACAAAGCCGAACAAATGTATCACTAGCGGAGGCGACAGCCGACCTACGACCGAGGGCGACAGCCCGAGGGAGTGCCGATAGAATTGTCTGATAATTAAGAGGGAACTTCTCTTTTGTGTCTACTATTT